ATTGAGATTTGGGCGGAATGGACGCCGCAAATGCAGGCGCGTTGCGTTAGCGACGTCGGCATTAACAAGCAGCTCTATCAGTTCCTGCGGCCGGACGGTTATCCGCAAGCGGCGCTCGAGCTCGAGCACACCGTCGCCGCCATCTGCGATCGAATTGTCAGTGACGGCGTGCCGTTTGATGTTGGCGCAGCCGAGCAATTGCGTACGAGTTGGGAGACTAAGCGGGCCGCGCTTGCGGCGCCGCTGCGCGAGCAGTTTCCGGCGGTCAAGAACATCAACTCGCGGCAGCAGCTCGGAGCCCTGCTTGAGTCTCGTGGTTGGGTACCGGTAAAGCGGACGCCCAAGACCAAGAAACCGGTTATCGATGACGAGCTCTTGGAATCGCTGCCTGCGATCTATCCGGAGTTTGCCGGGTTGGCAGAATACTTTGTCCTCGGTCGCCGGCTCGGACAGCTGGCCACTGGTGACAAGGCATGGCTCGATGCCGTCGGACCGGACGGCCGCATTCACGGCGGGCTCGTTCATATTGGCACCCCGCACAGCCGCGCCAAGCACCTCGGACCCAACCTGGCACAGGTGCCGAACCATAAAAAGGGAGGAGTTTTCGCCGCCGAATGCCGCCGGCTGTTCCGTCATCCGGGCGATTGGGTGTTCGTCACCTGCGACCAGAGCAATCTACAGGATAGAGGTTTCGCGCATTACCTCGCCGCGTTTGACGGCGGCACCTATGCGCGAACGTTCACCGAGGGCATCGACCAGCATTGGATAACGGCGCTCGCGCTCGAGCTCGTCGCGCAAGGGACGACGCGCGATAAGACGAACGAAGTTCACAATGCGATCCGAGAAAAAGGGGGAAAGCGCTTTCGTTATGCGTTCTTGTTCGGCGCCGGCGGTTTGAAACTTGGGCAGATCGTCGCCAACACGGTGCGGGCGGTGTTCGTCATCGACGCCGACGCCGGAAGCGCGCTCGGCGCAAAGTTCTGGACCGACAAGCATCCGGGCGAGGATGTCTTAAAGCGAACCGGCAAGCGCGTGCTCGATCGGTTCGTTAATGCGACGCCCGGTTTGCGTCAGCTGCGCGCGAGCTTCATTCGCGAACATCGGAAGCACGGCTGGCTCGAGGGGCTCGACGGCCGGCGTGTTCCGACCGAGGCCGATTACAAGGCGCTCAACCGCATCGTCACCTCGAGCGAAGCCATCATTTGTAAGCGCTGGTTGGTCGACGTCTACGGCGAGCTCTGTGCCCGCTTTCGCTACGGCCCCGACGGCGACGCCTATCTCGCGCTGTGGATCCACGACGAGCTCGCGGTCTGTTGCCGGCCGACCATCGCCGAGCAGGTTGGCGAGATCCTCGTCCGCTGCGCCCGCAAAGCCGGCGAGCCCTACGGCTTTCGCCTGCCACTCGAAGCTGAGTTCAAAATCGGCCGCGATTGGGCAGGCACCCCATTGGAGGATTGAAATGCAGATCATGCGTACGACCGCAAAGCTGCCGCCGATTATTGTCCTGCATGGACAGCCGGGCATCGGCAAGACGACGCTGGCACAGAATTTTCCCGCGCCGGTTTTCATTCAGACCGAAGACGGTTGTCCGAGCGGATTAGAGATCGACACCTTTGGGCTGCTCGACAGTTACGCCGGCGTAATTAACGCTATTAAACATCTCGGTAACACGCCGCATGATTATGGAGCCGTGGTTCTCGATAGCCTGGATAAGTTCGAGCCGCTGGTGTTGGCGGCGGTATGTGCTGATCGCGGTTTCACTTCGATTGAGAGCCCGGGATTCGGCAAGGGCTGGGTCATGGCCGATCAGTGGTGGCTCGACTTCCTGCGCGGCATCGACTGGCTGCGGCGCACCCGTAACATGATCGTCGTTCTGATTGCGCACTCCGAGATCGCGACCATCAACGATCCGCGCGTCACCAGTTACACCAGTTATCAGCTGCGCCTGCACAAGCGCGCCCGCGCGCTGGTCGAGGACACTGCCGACCTGGTTGCATTCCTGGCGACCGACGTGGTGGTCAAGACGGAGCAGAGCGGCTTCAGCAAAACCCGCGCTCGTGCCGACGGCGGTTCGGCGCGCTGGCTGCACACCGAGGGGCGGCCGGCGTTCATCGCTAAGAACCGGTTCAACATGCCCGAGCGCATTCTCATTCCCCGGCACTTTGATTTTGCTTCGACGCTGGGCAAGTTTTTCCCGCAGCCGTAGGCGGGCGAGGTTATCGCTGCGGTATCCAAACAGATGGAGGACGTCAATGAGTAATGACTTTGAGTTGCCTGAAGTCTTCGACCCCTCACAGTACGAGGGCACCGCGGATCTTGTACCGATCCCGCCTGGTTGGCAGTCGGCGCAGATCGTCGAAGCCAGCTGCAAAGAGGCGCTGAATAATTCGAGCAGCACCTACGTGCTTGCGGTATTCGAGATCACCGAGGGCGCACACAAAGGAAGGAAAATCTTCCAGAATGTAACACTCACCAATCCGAACCAACAAGCGGTCGAGATTGGCCAGCGTTTGCTCACCGACATCTGCAACGCGCTCAAGATTGGGCCCCTCAAGAACCTCGAGGTGTTGCAGTACAAGCCGATGAAAGTGCGCGTCGGCATCAAGCGGGACAAGGATGGAGTCTACCCCGACCGAAATCAGATCACCCAGGTTCGGCCATATGACTTCGTGCCACGGCGTGGTGGTGCCCCGGCATCAGTGACAGCTCCATCGGCGCCATCTGCCGGGCCATCTGCCGGTTCGAGTTCGCCCTCGTCATCTGCATCATCGGCGACGATGCCGGGCGGCAGCGCGCCGTGGCGGCAGCAACAATGATCACAACGCGGGCGGTCGCTGAACTGCGGCGGTGGCTGCCCGTTTTTCCTGGGGCATTCCATGTTAACTTTACGCCGCTATCAAGAAGAAGCGCTGCATGAGTTATTCGTTTTTTGGCGCAACGGCGGCGGCAATCCACTTATCGAAATGGCGACCGGCCTGGGGAAGTCGGTGGTCATTGCATTTCTGGTTAAGCAATTACTGACCAATCATCCAAAAATGCGGGTGCTGATCACGGCACCTAATCGCGAACTGATCGACCAAGATATCCAAGAGCTCCTGCGGGTTTGGCCTGAGGCGCCCATCGGCATCAACTGCGATGGCCTCGACCAGCGCGATACCGATACGCAGATCCTGTTCGCCCTGGTGAACTCGATCTACCGCAATCCGAAGGCGCTCGGCAACCGCGACCTCATCATCGTTGATGAATGTCATTTTATAAGACATGACGAAGAGGGAATGTACCGCACGACCATCGAGGCGCTGCGTGAGCTCACGCCCGATCTGCGAGTCGTCGGACTGACGGCGACGCCCTATCGCTTCGACAGCGGGCACTTGTGTGAGGGCGAGGGACGCATCTTCAATCGCATCGTCTACCGATACGGTATCGCCGAGGGCATCCGCGACGGCTGGCTATCGCCGTTATCGTCGAAGGCGACCTACGCGACCATTGACGTTTCCGGCGTCGGCAAGCGCGGCGGTGAGTTCATCGCTGAGCAGCTCGAGGCAGCGGCCCTCAAGGGCGATATCGTTGTACACGCCTGCAACGAGATCGCCAGCTACAAGGGCTGCCGCCGTGCCTGGCTGGTCTACTGCGTCGGTATTAAACACGCCGAGATGGTGCGCGATGAGCTGCGCGCTCGCGGCGTCGATTGCGAGATGGTGCTGGGCGAGACACCAAGCCATGAACGCGATCGCATTATCGAGGATTTCCGCCTTGGTAAGCTAACCGCGCTTGTGAGTGTGATGGTTCTCTCCTACGGCTTCAACGTGCCGCACGTCGATCTGATCGCCATGCTGCGGCCGACCATGAGCACCGGACTTTACGTCCAGCAAGTCGGTCGCGGCACTCGCAAGGCGGAGGGCAAATCCGAGTGCTTGATTTTAGATTTTGCTGGAAATGTTCGGTGCCACGGCCCGGTCGATGCTGTTGAAGTCCAAATCGACGACCGCGAAAGAACAAAGGCACCGGTTAAGACCTGCCCGTCATGCCGCGAGATCGTAATGCTAGCGGCCAAGGAATGCCCGTGCTGCGGACACGTATTTCCAGGTCGCGACATCTCACACAAACCGATTGCCGACACAGTTGAAATCCTGGCTAGTCAGCGCAAGCGCTCCGACTGGCTCGAGGTCGAAGATGTTCATTGCGCCTACCACGCCAAGGACCCGCCTTCGCTGCGCGTGAGCTATCAGTGCGGTTTCGAGAGCTATCGCAAATGGGTCTGCCTCGAACATCAGGGCTGGGCGCGCATCTTCGCCGAGAAATGGTGGCGACAGATGACCGGTGGCGAGCAGCCGCCGCGCACTGTTGATGAGGCGCTGGCGCGGCAGGATGAGCTGCTGCCTGTAACGCACATTCAAGTCGCACCAGCAGGCAAGTACTGGGAAATCACCGCCTATCGCGTCG